ATGGAAATTAATTTTAGGTCCAGGTACAGGTGTATAATAAAGGGGGATAACGAAGTGAATAGTTACATAAAAGACCCTGGAGGATCGAAAATAATTTCTGATCCAGGTGGCACAGGTGGAGGTCCGTTATCTTATGGTCCAGGCGGTGGAATGGGTATGTATGATCCTGGTGTAGGTAGCGGATACATGAAAGACCCAGGAACAGGAATATAAAAAAGAGAGCGCAATGCTCTCTTTTTTGTTGGTAAAAATATGTTATTTTTTACCGTTGCGATTGGAAAAGATTTCTTCTACAATCAAATCATAACAGCTCATTATGATTTTTAAGGAACTTTGCATATAAAACGAGTTGTTTACAGAATTGCTCTCGTTGAGATTCATCCAGGCCTGCGAAAACCGTTTGAATTTCATCGAGAACATCTTCTAATTGCCTTTCACTTTTCGGGAATTTTCGGCCCATCAGCGTATCGACAGAGATATCAAAGAATGACGCGATACGGTCTAGCGAATCTAAATCGGGCTCATTGAAGTTTGTTTCTAGATTACTGATTTGACTCCGGCTCAATTGAACTTTATCGCCAAATTCAGCTTGTGTTAAAGAACGATTATTTCTAAACTTTTTTAAATTTTCTCCAAATGTATTCATGCCTTTATTATAAATAAGGCATTATTTTTAGACTATATATACCAAATAATTTGGCGTATAAATACATTTGCTTAATTATTTGGTGTGCATTAAGAAAACGACTAGAACAAACGTTCTTATAATGGTAAAATATTCTTAGTGAAAAAATGGACTTTTACAAAAAAACTTTCTCAACATGATTTGACTATAATTGGAATGAACATTCTAAATCTTGTGATAAACTGAAATCAATAAAAAAGGAATAAAAAAGAATAAAAAAAAGACCCACGGTGTTATAAATGTGAGGCCACACATCTATAACATTTCGCCCTAGCCTAGATAGGGAAAAGTTTCCATGAGTCAGTACATAGTATACCATACTTCATAAGTGTAAAAAGAATTATGGTTCATTTTCCTATTGAGAAATAAGGGATGTGTTTTGGGTTCTTATCAGGAGGGAATTTTAGAATGAAGAACTTTATAAAGAACTTACAAGAACATATCAATTATGCCAAGTTGGATGTCGGTGTATTAGCGAAAAAGGCAGAGATAGATAGGACAAATCTTAATAGGATATTAAACGGAAAAATTAAAGAAATGAAGTTAGAGTCATTCTTATTAATTGCTTCAGATCTTTATCCGAATTGGATAGAGCGTAGAAGAAAAATTAAAGATTTTATAATGGTTTGTGAGAGTGACTTAAATATAAAAAAAGCACTTTCGTATTGTCAAACCGTCGGTGAATATCAATTAATGAAGAAGTTAATAAAAAAACACATTAACAGTGATGCAAAAGGGAAAATAAACAAGTACTTGCAATTGTATGATTTATATAATCAAAGAAATTTACGTAAGTTAGAAGGGGAAAAATTACAAGAAAAATTAAATGAACTATCTTATTCAAAAAACGCTGATTATCAAATAGTGGTGGATATGTTACATGGATTTGCATTGTATGATAGTAGCAATTTTATGGCTATGGTTCCGCATTCTAAAAAAATCGATTATAACTTATCTTTGGTGGAAAATTCATTTATAAGAAAACATTTGGATTTGCAACACAAGGATCGCGAGTCTCACATAAATTTATTTAGCAATAATATAAAAAAATGTAGGGAAATATGTAATGACATTATTAAGAGCGCTCCAGAAAATTCAGTTATAAAAGCAAAAGCATTGAGTTGTTTAGCAGAGTCTTTTATATTTGAAAATCCATTACAGGCAGAAATGTACTTTTTAGAAAGTTTAAAGCTAATTAAAAAGTTAGGCATTACCGCTTATAGTAAGTTATATCGTGCGGTACATGGCACGCTAGCATTTTTACGAATTGAATATGGGATAAATTTAGATAAGATAGAATGGCAGTTTGTAGATGAAGCAGAAAAAGCTTTCTATGATGCTAAATATGGAGAAGGAATGGAGGCTAGATTCTATTTCGATAATTTAAAAAAACAAGGAAAAGATTTGTCTGCATTTAAATTATATTATTTATTTTATGTGGATGGTAATGATATAATGGTTCTCAAAGAAGCATTAGAAAAATTTGCGAATAATGGGAATGTATTCTATTCGAATCTGATTACACGTGTTTTAATTAAAGAGGGAGTGAAGTAGGTTGAAGAAATTTATTCTTACTATGGTATGTGTTTTAGGGTTACTTGGGGCGGTTGAACAAAATAAAGATACTTCACAAGCACATTCGAGCAAAACAGAAACAATATATATGATGGTTGACCCAGGAACTCATTAAAAATATAATTATTATTTTTCAAGACGCTACTAATAAGTAGCGTCTTGAGTGCTTTTTACGGCATATGCATTTTTGGAATCCGTTACAAAAATGCATAGTTTGTTGATTAAATCACATAGTTATGTGGATGGGGGAGTTAGTATTGTTAAGGGAAAGTGAAGAGAAAATAAAATCAATGATTACATATTTATTAGGTGATACAGTCTCGAAAAATGATACTCGCCACGCATTAGAAAAATTACATAAACAAGGACTTATTACTGAAAATGAATTAAATGAAATAAAGCATCTTATGAATATAAGAAAAGGAATAGCCTCATGCTAATCCTTTTTTTCTTGCTTTAACATTCTTGAAATAGCAACTTCTAACAGCGCTTTGACACTTTCGATCTCATCAGGAGATAACTTTCTACCATCCCAATGTAATTCGTCACTTTCAAAAATTTCTTTTATATTATTACTACTTTTATTAGTGCTATCACTTTTACCTAATAAATAATCAACTGGTACACTGAAAAAATCAGCCAATTTTTCAATGTTTTCACGTGATGGAATTTTTGTCCCTTTTTCGTACTTAGATATAGTTTGTTTGCTGACACCTATATATTTGCCTAATTCTTCTTGAACTAACTTTTTTTCTTTCCTTAGCTCAAATATTCTCTCCCCTATGATATTCATTTATAACATCCTTTCGCACTACTTATAAAAAGTATCTAGTTTAAATGTAACAATCAGTAGCCCTGATGGCAACGTAAAAATAAAAAAAAAATTTTTAAAAACAAAATGTTGCCTTATGGACTACTTTTGGTTATACTAAATTTAGAAGTTGAAGGTGGTGACTTAAATGCTAAATACACAACGAATTAAATCTTTAAGACAGGAAAATGGGCATTCGTTAGAATATGTATCAAAGGCATTAGGCCTGAAGTTCAAGCGTACATATCATAATGTTGAAAAAGGTGAAACAGGATTATCAGTAGAGAAATTAAAAAAGCTTTCTGAACTTTATGGTGTATCAATTAACGATCTTATAAAGTAAAAGGGGGGATTTTTTTACACTACAAGTCGCCTTTAGGGCTACTTGTTGAAGGAGACTATCATGGCTAGTATATCCAATAAATTTTAACTACATAAATTTCGAAGGGAGCAAAACAAAATGGGATTAGATCAAATCATTAAAGATTCAATCCGTGAAGTAGTTCGCGAAGAAATCCAAGCGGCTTTAGCGCAGTTTCAACAACAATCACAACCAAACAAGGTAATGAGGGTGAAAGAAGCAGCTGCTTATCTTAACATCGCTGTCTGTAGAATGTACGAATTAGCAAGTCACCCACAGTTTCCAGTGATTAGGGAGGGACGCAAATTACTTTTCCTACAAAAGGATTTAGAAGCTTGGCTTGAAACACAAAAGGAGGTGATTTAGTGGAAGATACAATGTCATTAGTAGCATTCGCAATGTTTATCGCATTTAGTGTATTGCTACTTTACATTACTTACGAACCGATAAAAAGATGGGCTTGGAGTGACGTAAAACAAAATAAAAAGACCCACGGCAATGGGTCCTTTAGAAAAAACAAGTTGTTATAAGTATATCACGGAAAGTAGGGAAATAGTACATGCATTTAATTGAATATCAAGTGCTATTACCCAATAAGTTTTGGGGTTTAGCAAAAAACAAAGATGAATTGAAACAAATGATTGAACAGTATTTCAATGTTGGTTATCCGCATTATGAAATTCAACGCATTCTTAAAAGTGGAAATGCATATGTAGCGGTTTGTACAAGGAGGTAAATGGATGGCTACTTTTCGAGTTAATAAAGATAAGAACTACACGACAATAAATAATACAGGTCTTAAAGATAAAAGATTAAGTTGGAAAGCAAAAGGGATTTTAGCGTATATTCTTACACTTCCTGATGATTGGGTTTTTTATAGAGAAGAATTATCTAGGCATGCAAAGGATGGGCTAGATAGCTTAAGAGCTGGAATGAAAGAACTAAAGGAATATGGGTATCTTAAAAGATTTCCAGTGAGAGATGATAACAACAAAATTATTAAGTGGGAAACAATCATATATGAAGTTCCACAAAATGACCCAGTGGAGGAAAAGCCACCAGTGGAGATTCCACCAGAGGAAAAGCCACCAGAGGAAAAGCCACCAGAGGAAAAGCCACCAGAGGAAAAACCACCAGTGGAAAAACCACCGGTGGAAAATCCCGAGCTACTAAGTACTAAAGAACTAAATACTAAAGAACTAAGTACTGATATACAAAGTAGTAGTAGCATCTTCTCTTTCTACGAAAATAATTTCGGGATTTTAAATTCGTTCATAGCCGAAAATATTTCACAATGGGTAAACGATACAAGCGAAGAACTTGTACAAGCAGCTATGGAACGTGCTTTGAAACAGCAGAAGAAATGGAATTATGCTGAGGGCATTTTAAAACAGTGGATTAACAATAACGTGAAAACTTTAAAAGATGTTGATGCGTTAGAAACGGAATATCAACGAAAAAAAGGGGTGAAAAAACGTGTCGGAATCAATCGGAAGAGTGATGACTCGGATAGTGAATACATCGGCTTGTAGTGAAGAAACGGAAGGGTATACATGCGAACACTGTAATAAATATATCGCAGCAATTACTGTAGAAGTTCCACAGTTACGTATTAAAAACAAAATACTTCCTACATGTGAGTGTGTTGTAGAACGTGAAGAAGCAAAAATACGGGAAGCTCAAAATTTTGCTAAGAAGAGAGAAATAGAAAAGTTGTTCAGCATCAGTAACTTAGGAGAAAGGTTCTCCAAAAGTACATTTGAATCGTTTCTAGATAGAAATGGATCAGAGACAGCTTATAAAGTTGCAGTGAAATACGTGAAGACTTTTAAAGAGTGGAACGGGGAATCGTTAATGATTTGGGGAGAACCTGGTAATGGTAAAACACACTTAGCAGCCGCGATTGTAAATGAGCTTTCTAAAAAAGCATACATCGTCGTATTTCAAAGCGTTCCAGAACTCTTACAACGCATTCGCAGTACGTTTAACAGCGAAAACAAAGAAAATGAAACGCAAATTATGAGAGCACTTTTAGAATGCGACTTACTAATATTAGATGATATTGGAGCAGAAAAAACTACGGAATGGGTAGAAGAAAAATTGTTTAATATCATTGATGGTCGGTATAGAAAAGAACTTCCTACTTTATATACGAGTAATTTAGAACCAAAAGAGTTGAAAAACCAAGTTGGAAAACGTTCATATGACCGAATGGTTGAAACAAGTCTAACTGTAAAGAATGAAGCCGCTAGTTATAGAAGAGAGATAGCGAAGCAACGTTTACAAAGGTTTATAGAAGCATAAAAGGAGGAATAAGCATGTGTGTATTATGTCATGATACAGGAATTATTCGTAGAGAAACTTATCCGGGTGTAATTGAAACGAACGGTTGTAACTGTGAAGTAGCAAAGCAACAGCAAGCGGAAAACGATAAGCGTTGGCAAGCATGGTTAATAAAATTTGAATCAATGAAACAAGAATTAGAAAGAAGCAAACAACAAAAAGCTAGTTAAAAAGAAAAGGAGGATTTCAGTCGTATGAAGCCTACGAAAGTTGAAATCGATGTTACGGATAATAAAATTTATGTGGTTAAAAATGGTGAGGTTACTCCGCTGAATCCTCCAGCAACTGGATTTGGAGAACAAATAATTACTTGGCAAGGCGGGAAAGTTGATCGTGTATCAACTACAATCACTGAAAAAATTAAATAACTGGGGATGCGATTATGAAGCAATTAACTATTGATGATGTTGTGGGTAGTTTCGACTACAACGCGATAAGTACCAGTGAAAAGTTTTTGAATCCAAGCTATGAAGTACATTTCTATGATAAAGAGGAACGGCAAAAGATGGATTGTTTTGATGCTAAAAATGAAAACGAAGCTTGGAACGCAACAATAGAAGAGCATGGTAAAGGTATTCAGAAGATTAGGATAACTCATTCGAATCGTACCAGAGCTGAATTTCTGGCACTAGATTAGGAGGGAAAGTGATGGCTTTCAATCGTTGGTTAACTGATGAGGAATATCAGCAAGCTGAATCAAACGGTATTAGTAGAAGAGTTCTTTACATGAGGATGTACAGATACGGTTGGGAATTACAAGAAGCATTAACTACACCACCAAGAACATATTGGCATATGGGCGAGGGGAAACACAATAAATGGCTAAAATTAGCTGAAGAAAATGGAGTTAATTCAAGTACTTTTTATAGCAGGGTAAATAATGGTTGGGACCCTAAAGATGCGGCAAGTATTCCGACGCGTGAACAAATTGACAGGAAGGAACTTGTTAAGATTGCTGAATCCAATGGCATAAGTGTAAGTACTTTCAGATCTAGATTGAGTTATGGATGGGACCCGATGAAAGCAGCTACAACACCAGCTAAGTCTAAAAATAAAAATATTAGTTAAGAGGAGTAGATGAAAATGAAAGTTATGGAAAATGGTGTATTGGAAGCAACTAAATTAATTAGTGAAGCAAGAAAAGGTGAACAGGTTTTACAAGAAGCTACGGTTTTACAGATTGCAAGCATTTTATCAATCGATGAATTAAACGATTATCAAGAAGCAACTTTACGTACTTGGAATAACAAAACTGATTTTGGAGGACGTGTTTCAAATGCAGCTTTAGGGCTTACAGGAGAAGCTGGTGAAGTGGCTGATATTGTTAAAAAAGCAATTTATCACGGACATGGTTTCCAACCATCGCATTGTCCAGGAGAAGAGGACGGAAACACTTATAAATTAGCCTTAGAACTTGGAGACATTATGTATTATGTATCGATTATGGCGCACGAACTGGGATATACGTTACAAGATATTGCTGAAATGAATATTGCAAAACTAGCAAAAAGATATCCGGATGGATTTAGTCGAGAAGCAAGTCAAGCACGTGTCGATGTAAAGTAAGAACGGATTTGTACTTTATTAGGAAAGGGGAATTTGATATGGATAAGAACCATCGTATCAGTTTATTGACTGAAATGTTAAAAGATAGAATTGAAAAAATTGAGGAAAGAAGCTCTATAGATGTTTGTAAGGAAGTTAATGATGAGTTTCGAATGCACATTGAATACATTTTAACGGCAGAAGAATTTAGTCATTTTACTGTTGCTGATTTAAAACCACTTGTAGATGTACTAGCTGACTTTAAAAACAGATATTTTAAGAGGCTTGAAGCGTAGAAAATAATTAAAAAATAAAGCTATACAATTTGAATTTTATTAAAAAAGACACTGGCTTCCAGTGTCCCAGCTTATTACGAGAGTTTTATGAGGAAACTTAAATAGGTGAATTTAAGTCTCTCTATAATATATGAAACTACAATTAGAAAATCACTTATTTTTCAAAGGAGTTAATGGGTATTTGTAAGTGCTGAAATCTTTGTTAAAAATATCCTGTACTAATTGGATAGTTTCATGATCATAAAAACTATCGTACGTTGGGAGGCGTGGGAATAAAGGATCAGTAATATCAGCATCTGCAAAATTCCCTCTAAAAATCGCCCTGTCTTTCTGATGATGCCATGATTTGGTTAGTATGTGTAAAGGAGAAGTTTTTAATTGATATGTTTGTTCTAAGCGCACAATTTCAGTAGAGAAATTTTCAAGGTAAATATACTTTGTAACAAACTCTTCTTCACCTGGTTCATATTGTTGCATTAAGTGTGGATCTACTTGTTCTAAATCTGTCATTTGTACTTTTAAGTAGTAGAGAAAGATTTTAAATGAAATAGGCTTATTACAATTATCATCACCATAATAAAAATGCCGAATGGGCTTCCATGCAGGGTTTTCTATGTAAGGGGGAGCGATGAGTGAAAAGAATGAACTTACAGCTCTTGTATATGGATTTCTAACTAGTTTATAAGTATCTTTTTTCTTTGTATATAAAGCCGCAGCAAGTTCAATAAAGTAGTCCGAAGAGTTTTTATATATATCATTTTCGTAATGATGGATAAAAGAATTATATTTTATGGCCGGTTTAAATAAATTAATTTGATAAAAAAACCAATGTGCAAGGGAGGTACAACCACTTTTTTGACTCCAAAATAAAATCAAAGGGAAGTTAGGGTTGAAGTGGGGAACGCGTCCATAATTAATAATATTTGAAATAGACATAGTTAGCCTCCATTCAGTTATGTCAATTATTTTTAGTTTATGAATAAAGAGCTTGGTATATGAACAAGAGAAGAGAAAATAGATAGTTTAAAATAATATAATTTTGAAATCAAAGCGTTAATTTAAAACGAAAAGGGGAATGAGGAAATGACTGAATTAGATTTATATAAATTTTGCGAAGACAAAGAAATGGATTGGCGTGGAGATCAACTTATTATCTGGCTATATTTCGATGAATTAGAAGGTTGGACGAATTTAATAGGTCATGATCATTTTGTTGAGGGTGGACAAGAAGTAGCGTTATTAGCTAAATGTGTAGCATTTGACTTATGCGAGATTTGTGAAGATTGGGAGATTGACCCGGAAAGAATTTTAAAGAAAGGGGAATGAAAATGAAACCTACATTTGAAATGATAAAGAATGAACATGGTGGCGTAGATATGACTTATACAACGAGTGGCGGCAAGCAATCATCCACTTACTTCCCCAGCCCACCAGAAGATATAGATCATGTTTGTATAAATTACATGAAAGGACGCTTCGGAAACGTTAGAACGTGGAAACAAGTTGATTTTATAAAACGTAAGTACAAAGAAGCGTATCAAATGGCGTTCGGTGTAGTGGATGAATTAAAAATAGGCGACAAGGTAGTGATGCATACATGCGGAGAAGCGGATCACTATAACGGTAAAATTTGGATTTGTCGGACGGATCAATTCAAATCAAGTAGTGGCTCGCAAGTGGTGTTTTTAGAAGGATTTAGCGGTTACTTTTTAGCTAGATATTTGCAACGTGTGAGTTTATTAGAAAACACAACAAAATAGTTATTTGACACAACAAAGTGGTCAGCTTAACTAGCTAACCACTTGTTGTACAAAAGAAACTAGGCCCTACAAGTACAGATATGTAACTTAAAGTTACAGCTATAGTATAAACGGGATTGGAAATGTTATGCGGGGTAGAAGTAACCTGAATTTTATTTTGTAACAAGAGGAGATAAAAAGAGCACCATGGGAGAAAGGTACTCTTTGAAATGTGTAAAGACTATTAATTCGTTATTTAATATAGTATATGCATTTTATTTAATGATGAGATTCATTTTTAATAAAAAGACGATTTTGTACAAGTAAAAAAGGAGTACCTTACTAAGGCGCTCCCCAATCGCTAATAAATAACCAGTCTCATTAAAATTTATGCTGATTGTCTCTAATTATGAATATAAAAAATTTGATATGTGAGCTTCATTCCATTCATAAAAAGGATGTCTCATACCATAATAATATGTATGTATCGGCAAAATGTGAGAAAAATAGACAGGAATTTTATTTTGTTATAAATAAAAGAGCGCCTTCCAAGACGCTCTCTGACCAAATAGTGAAAAAGAACACCCAAAATATTGTACGTATGTTATTTAGGTGGGTGCAGTATTTTTTTACAAAATTCTTATTTGATCAGTATTAAAAAAGAGCACCTGACCAGGGTGCTCCGCCCAAAATTATGAACAACAATCCATAATAATATATGTGACTTTTGCCTAATGGTGATAAATTTATAAATTCATTAACAAAATCCTTACTTGATAGCTAATTAGTAAATTAAATTCTGATTTAACACTATAAATTTTATCTTCATAATATGTTTTGTAACGATTCATATGAAAGCGAGCTGAATGATAATGCTTTATTCGAATATAAGTAATCAAATTAGAGTACATTCTCATGGTGCAGTTGGGGTTCATGCTATAACACATAGTGCCGCACATAGTACAGTTGAAGCTGTTCATCAAGCGTTGCAAATGCAACAACAAATGCAACAACAAATGTATCCTGATATGCAACCATACTATTCATCGACTGGATATTACGAACCTATAATGATTTCAGGAGATGGGATATATATATCAACAATTCCTTATGGAACTGTATACAATTTATAGACAGATTTTGTTTGTTAAATAGGTATTCATTTGTAATAAGAGTGTTTACTAAATGTGTATAAAAAAAGAGCACCTGACCAGGGTGCTCCGCCCAAAATTATGAATAACAATCCATAAATAATATATGTGAGTTTTACCTAGTGGTGATGGAATTTTATAAAATCTTTATTTAAAAATCAAAGAGTGGTTTTTAAGGGGCTCTCTGACTAAGAGTTATTTTAAAATTTTTATAGTTTTGAAGTATTTAAGCAATAATTTTGTTTAAGACTAAGACAATTTCTTATTAGTAATACCGATTTGGTTCAGTAGACATGGCAATCGCTTTTGTTTCATGAATTGTACCATATGGATGCTCTGGGGGGGCGTATATAGCGTAAATTTTAAGTGGTTTATTCCCCGTATTAATTACATTATGCCATTTTCCAGCAGGTATCATAATTGCATAGTCATCATAGGCCATTTCTTGAAAATCTAATTTATCTTTGTTATCACCCATTAGAACAAGCCCTTGACCTTCTTCAATACGTATGAATTGATCAGTTGTAGGGTGTACTTCTAAACCTATGTCATCTCCAACATTAATACTCATTAAAGTTACTTGTAAGTTTTTTCCTGTCCAGATAGCGGTTCGGTAAGTATTGTTTTGTTTGGTGGCTTGATTAATATTCAATACAAATGGTCTAGTTCCATAATCTGTTAATCTGAAATTTTCACAATAAGGATATCGGTTGTGGTCCAAAGCGTTATTGTTGTAACTGTAATAATAAGGATTCCAAGCGTAAATCCAATTATTGTTATTCCAGATGCTATCCATTGAGCTTTGACATTGATAATAACGTGGATGATATTGCATATTCAAGCTCCTCTCATGATTTTATCATTTCCTGTTTATCCTATGCTGTTGTCTATTTATAGGAATACAGAATAAGAGGAAATGGGCAGTAATAAAAAATACAAACAAACTTTATTATTTTTCCTAGGAAAAATAAAAGTAACAAGTTAATAAAGGATGTACTATTTGGTATGAAAAACTTAATAAAATCGTTATTTTAATTGGTTAAGCCCCTTGAAGGGCGCTTCAAGGGGCTAAGATTCGAGAACTTTTAAACTCTTGTTTAATTACATGAAAACTCCTTAAGGAGAATCTATGGTATTTTAACACTCAACTGATTATTTTGACAACTATATATTGATAAAAGAAACCCCGATTGTCGGCGGGGCTTCTAAGGGTAAATGTCAAGCAATGACGTACTCGACTAATTAACCATATCATGAATTTTTTGGTAAAAATACTGGTAAATGTGTCCAAGTTTTATGGCCATTAATCTGAATGAAGAGGCTATTTTAGTTGTAGTTAGACAAAAAGGACCCACTATAAATAGCAGGCCCTTTCCTAAAATGGCAAAGAGTAACTCTTACCTTACTCTTCCACTATATAATACACCATATTTGACTGTTTGTGTAGAAAAATGTCGAAAAATGAAATGTTTTATATCAATTATAAGAAAACAAAGAAGCGAGAGTGATAATTGAACAAAAACGCTATTTTAATCGAAAGGGGAATGAGGATGAACAATGATTACTACATTACTCCAGAAGATTTCAAACGAGCAGAAGAGAATGGTATTAGCAATGACACTTTGCGCCAGCGCGTATATTCGTACGGCTGGCCAAAGGAAAAAGCAATTACTAAACCAGTTTCAAAAGGCACGGGTTGGAAGGAATACAAAGGTATAGCCGAGGAACATGGGATTTGCTATAGAACATTTGCTGATCGTAGGAAAAGAGGTTGGGATCCCCACGAAGCAGCGACGAAACCAGTAATAGAAAATAAAGAAGCAATCAAGATTGCTAGAGCAAGGAAAACAGATACTGTATTTACAGATGAACAGGTGAAGCAGGCAAAGCGAAATGGTATTTCAAGAGAACTGCTGTTGTGTAGAGTTAGACGTTGGAAATGGGATGTAGAAGTTGCGATTAATACACCAGTTCTTACGCCATCACAGGCGGCATCGAGAGGATATCAAGCTAGTCCATTTAGCTTTAAAGGTACTCAGGCATTTTGGAATAAGAAACGAGCGTAAAGGGGAATGGGGAAATGATTGAACAGGTGGATATTGCAGAGGGGCAATTATCAATATTTGAAATGGATGAAACGAAAATTAAATTGTATGAAGTTTTGGAAGCTAACGGCTACCATTGTGAGATTAGGAGTTATTACCTACACAACGATTACTTGGGTGAGGTTAAATACTTTTTCATTAGAACGACTGATGACATGATCATCGATATGTGTTTGAGTCAGTTTCCAGAAGTGTTTACGGTGTATAAGGGATTCAGTGAAATTGAGATCAAGAAGATATATAAAGGAAGATTACAATAAAAATTTCATTTTGTCATAAATAAAAAGGCGGTTGTTTCCGCAACCACCTTTTTATAAAACAGAGCAACTTTTTCAAATATAAAATATGAATGATATTGGAAAAAGTTATAGGAATTAGGCCTATTTTTATAATTAAAGTGACGAGCTCAAATTATAAGAAAGGACTGATTTATTGTACGGAATATTGTTGGAAATGGTTACAAATAAAAGAGCAGCTAGCAAAAGCTAACTGCTCTACAAAGAAAAACAGAGAAAGACTACCATGTGTCCACAGTATTGACGTAATATTGGATTCTATTCAAGGGGAAAGGGATTATTTCCTATGTAAATTACATCAACTTATCCGTTAGTAAATATGTAAATCCTATGAGAATTAACAAATTGAACAAAATCAAAAAGATACTTTTTTGAGGTTTTTTAAATTCTTTAATCAAAGTAGCAAATGCACCAACTACTACAATGATATAAATAATGATTCTTAATGTATCAGGCATATTTAACACTCCTATTAATTACTAAATTGTATTATACAGGAATTCGTTTGTGTGTTAAGGAGTAACAATAAGATTTAAGGAAGATTTAAACAAAATAATCCTTTTAAAGCGAGGTTGGGAGAATGAAAGCTTTGAAGAAAAGAAAGATTAGAAAAGCAATTGCTCGTCGTACGAAAGAAGTGGAGAAGTATCAAATTAATAAAGCTTGGAGAAACATTTTTGTACAAGCTGGTATTTTAAAATGAATGCAAACAGAATATAGTCCGGCTAGAAAACTAGAGGACACCAATTCATTAAAGCAGCGGTTAAGGCTGTTTTAAGAATAGGTGTCCTTTTTATTTTGAAAAGGGAGATGGGGAATTATGAAAGCACTTAAGGATCAATTACGTGAGTGGAAAAAACAATCAAATCAAATGAAAAAGAAAACTAAGAAAAAGCGAAAAGAGAAGTTAAGTACTCGTGACATTGAAGGTTTAATGGGAATTCATGGCCCACGTTATGAACGTAGACGTGGAGCGTTAAGACAAAAGTAATTAAAAAATAAAAAGGAGTGGTCTTACATGACTAAACAATTATCTTTCTTACCAAAAATTGATAGAACAGCGACACAAGAGGAGTTAGAAGGTGTGTTGGAAAGCGTACGTATACATAGACAATTTGGGATGATGCGTAAAGAAATGCAAGTCACTCCTTCTTATGAAATACGTGAGCACGGTCCTACACATGCAGTTGGCAAACCGTTAGAAGATGTTGCTATAGCAAATATTCAACAAAGTAAACGAGAAGAGTGGCTTGAAAGAATGTCAGTACGCATTGACCAGTTTTTAAATCGATTAGGGAACGGACGTGCAGGAAGTATTCAGAGAGATATTATTTATAAACGTTATTTAGAAGATGAGGACGTGTGTGATTACATGGTCTATAACGAAATAGGGATGTCAGAGCGTACTTATCGACGTTGGAAGTCTAAAGCGTTTTATAAACTTGCTTTTGCACTTGGATTAGAAGTTTACGAGACAGAAGAAAAGGGAGGTAATGAATAATGAATTTTGTTCAACCGATACGTGATCCAGAGCAAATACAGCAGCTTAAAGAGTATTTTAAGGAAAAGAGCTTACGTAATTACATTCTCTTCATTATGGGTATTAATACAGGTCTTAGAATCTCAGATATTTTGAAATTAAAGGTAGGAGATGTTAAGGGCAGTCATATATCCATGAGGGAAAAGAAAACAGGGAAGCAGAAAAGAATACAAATTACCGCATCTCTTAAAAGGGAGCTTAAATGGTTTATTGAAGAAAGAGAAGATCATGAATATTTATTACAAAGTAGACAGGGGAAGAATCGTCCTATTGGGCGCAGTATGGCATATAAGATATTAAGTGGAGCAGCTGCAGAGTTCGGGTTAGATGAAATAGGAACACATACGTTGAGAAAGACATATGGCTATCATATGTACATGCAAACGAAAAACATAGCGTTACTTATGGAGATATTCAATCACTCGTCAGAGAAAGTCACATTACGTTATATAGGGGTAAACCAAGATGCAATGGATAAAGCTATGACTAGGTTTAAAATCTAATCATTGCTTTTTTCTTGCTACTGATAATGATGCGTTATATGAAATAAACGTGAATAGGATATACATGTGGTGGTACTCAAAAATAAGAAATGATTTTATGTGCTAAAACAAAAAGATATTAACCAGCTTTATTTAATTGTATTAAAAAGTATAGATTTGTTTTTTATGTATATTTTAAAACAGACTAATACTATTTATAAAAAGGTGATAATATGAGTTATATTTGGGAATCATTTGTTTTGATTTTAGCCGGTATTTTTCTACTCAGAATAGCTGGAAGAAAATCCATCTCTCAAATGACGTTAGCGCAAACTGTTGTAATGATATCAATTGGTACAATTATTGTTCAACCTATTGTAGAAAAAAGTATAATAAAAGCTATTGTGGGCGCTGCTATCTTTGTAATTTCCGTTGTCATTTTAGAATACCTGCAACTAAAATCGAATGCTTTTGAAAAGTTTATTACAGGAAAATCAAAAATAGTAATTGAGAACGGTACACTAAATATCCAGAACTTAAAAAAGTTACGCTTAACAGTTGACCAACTAGAAATAAGATTGCGTAATCAAGGAATTTCCAACATTAAAGATGTCAAGACAGCAACACTTGAACCAAATGGACAATTAGGTTATGAACTAAAAGAAGATGCTAAGCCGTTAACAGTAGGGGATTTTAAAGAATTTATGGATAGTTATTTTTTAAAGACATCAGCTTCAGATCATAGTGTAGTTTCATCGGCTGCAACTACTCAACAAAAAACGAGTAGTAAACCAAATATATTTGAAGAAATAGAAAATCAACCGCAACAAAATCCTAAATATCTTCGGTAATAAATATTTTGAAATTAGGGTGAAATAAATTGTAGTTATTTTCTTCCAATAACGATAATTATGCAACTAAGCTGTCCACATGGACAGCTTAGTTTATTTTGCAAAATGCTGGTGGTATTCCTATGCAGTTACTCATAATTTTCGTACTGTGTAACTCAAAAGAGAAAGGTAAATGAAATCAATGATACCAAGGGATTCAGCAAAGAGGTCAGTTACACACAATACAAGATATGGGTAACTGGTAGTATCAAGGAATTGCATGGTGTATATACATAAATATAAAATATAAGGGGGAGGTAATTGTGGTTCATGTTAAATGAAGAACTATTAGAAGCAGTAATTAAGTATAAAAGGAATACTGGAAGGAATCCTAATATGTTAAAGCTAAATCCAAATTATTTTAGAAGTATTTTAGAAGAATTGAATTATCCAGAATGGATTATTAAAAAGAAAATGACGGAAATGAAAAAAAGTATCTTCGGTGTACCAGTGGAACTAACAGATGAGGTTGAAGAATTTGAAATATAAAATAAGTGGCAGAGTCGTGACCGCTTTTTGGCAGGAAATGTGCCGGTTGTTTTGGAATTTCCGTGTTATATTTGTATTGTGAGAAGTGGCGGAAAACACAACTCACTATGTTGTTTCTAAATTCCTAAACGGCTTCATATTTGCGGCAGAATTAAAAATCCGAAACCAGCAGATGGTAACGATTAAATGATACCGCTATTAGGAAGAGCTTTTGCTCTTCTTTGAGCTAACAACATCCTAGGTAGACAGAATTAGGAGAACCTGATAAGCTTTCCGATGGTGTCTGTCGTGGTTGTTAGTTCAAAGAAGATTAAAACTTCACATACCGTAATCGAAATACAAATCAATAAACGATAATCAAGCATCCATTGGGGTGCTTTTTATTATTTATATGGAAGGTGGAAACTATATGTCAGATCAATATTTAAGTGATGAAATTGCAGAGAAACATTATGAAGAAGCGAAGGAATTTGTAATTGCGATGCAAGCTGCGTCAGTATCAATGATGCAACGTAGATTTAGAATTGGTTATATGAGTGCAGCTAAGATTATTGATTGTCTTGAAGAGAATGGGATTATCGGTCCGTATGAAGGAAGTAAGCCAAGAAAGATATTAATACAAAAATAGCATCCATTCGGGTGCTTTTTATTTTGGAGGAGGATGAAGAATGGAAGATATAATTGCGATTAATCATAGACTTCTAATGTTAGAAACAGCAGTACAACAAATGGCCAATGAGAAAGAGATCATGAAAGGACGAATTAACTATTTGAGTGAGACTGTAGATGTATTGATGCGAAATGTTAACGATTTAGAACAGAAGGTCTCTTCAAAAGTAGATATTGGGGACGTTCCTGCTACAAATGAACAAATATGCAAACATGAGTGGACTAATATTCGTATTCCGGGTGATGATGGCATTTATGTAGCTTGTCCGAAATGCCAATCTGTAGATGTAGAAGAAACAAGGAGATTAAGCAGAGAGTTAAGGGCTCAAAAGGAGGAAGAACAGAATGGCTAAAAACGAATTAACAATTAAAGTGAATGTCGATACTTCAGAAGTGTTAAATCAGATGAAGGAAGTAACGGAAGCTGCAAATGAATGCAAGGAAGCGTTAGAGAAGTTAGAAAAGGTTATGGGAAAATTCACTAAAAAGAATGATGTGATTAAAATAGATGTTCCTGTTCTTATAAACGGAAGGAAAATAGCTGAAGGTGTTACGAAAATTACGGAAACAGAAAGGGAAATAGCTTCAAGAACATGTTAAGGAAATGTAGGGGGAGATAGCTAATGAAATTAACTAAACCAGAACAAGCAGTTATAATCAGCACATTTATTTCAATGTTAGGAACAGATCTTGTAAATGAACGTATCGATAAACAAAAATTAGAAAGTGTGCTTCCTATCTTTAATGAGATGGAAGATAACACAACACCAAAGCAAAGAAGAGAAGCAATGATTAGTTTGCTAGGTAAAACAATTGATGAATTTCTAAAACAATAGCCATAAAAAAAGGAAAAGCAACTCGCTCTGGGGTGCGAATTACTTTTCCGAGTGGCAATGTTAATTTCATTATAACAACTTGTATTTATTTGTAAATATATAATCGGAATATTCTTTCTAAAGGAGTGGAGATAGATGGATTCATTTCAAAAAATGGTAAACGATATGCAAAATGATCACGTAAATAAGACGATGATAGATTTCGGTTTGGCTTCAAAAATGATGTTTGCTGCCTTCACGCAATTTAAAGAAGCTGGTTTTAATGAAGAACAGTCATTCGAATTAACACGAGAGATATTAATTAATTCCTTAAATAATAATCAATGACTTGATGAGGTGAACGAGAATGCAAGTCTACTGTTCAAACTGTAATAAAGATTACGACATGCAACCACAAGTAGCACAGCTTCCTAATCGTATTGAGAAGTGTTACTTTATCTGTCCGCATTGTGGCCATGAACATGTTGCTGCATATGTGAACGATAAGATTCGTAAGCATCAAGCGGATATAGCAAAGTGTCATGAGCGTATTAACAAGAGGAACCTAGACATCGAAGGTGAAATGAAACGGTTGAGGAAGAGGATAGAAGGTACTAAGTAAAGGAGTGAAGTGAAATGGTAATGAAGAAAGCTGAACTTATCAAAAAGAAACTTGAAGAAGGTTTGTTAAGTATTAATGAAGCGAGAATATTACAAGGATTAGAACCTATTGAATTAGATCCATGCAAACAGTTTTTTAAGAAGCTAGAGAGCAAATCGAATCAAGAGCAAGAACCATTATTAACGATTACATTAACGGATATAGATGCTGTGCCGATAGTTCATTACAAAGGTAAACAGGTTGATAGAAAGTTACGTGTTACATTTGATTGGGAATCGAAGTCGGTTGATAAGTTTGATATGACTTACATTCGTATTGAGCATGTACCAGCTGATAACAAGCGTTTAAATACTGAGACCATTCTGCATAACCATCCTATTGTGGAGTGATACGAATGCCAAGCAAACCATTCAAACCCTGCAAGTCATTAGGTTGTAATGAACTAACACGGGACAAGTATTGTAGTAAGCACCAAGATAAAGTACAAGAGAACACAAGATACTATGACAAACACATACGAAACAAAAGCTCGCGTTCATTCTACAACTCAAGATTGTGGAAGGATATGCGTGAGCTTATTTATCGTAGAGATCATGGTTTATGTGTTCAATGTAGAAGCAATGACATCATTAAGATAGGTGATGTAGTCGATCACATCATACCTATTCGAGTAGATTGGTCAAAACGATTAGAACCAACTAACTTACAAACACTCTGTCATGCTTGCCATAACAGGAAAACAAAAGAAGACGAGAAGAAAAACAGAAAATGATTGGAAAGAAAAAATTCACAAACAACCCCCCACCATGAAAAAGCAAAAGGCGAATCCCTGGAGACCGCCGCCTAGCTTTCCGTGCAAAAAGTTCGTTTTATTCTATAAAAGGGGGTTCAGCCGAGGGAGGTGGTTCTCATAGGAAGGAAAGCGAAGCCGATTCATTTGCATTTATTAGAAGGTAATACAAATCGATTGACAAAAGATGAAATTGAGCAGCGATTAAAAGCCGAAAAACAGTTACAAGCAAAAAAGGATAAGGTAAAGCCACCAACGTGGTTAGATTCAGTTGCAAAGAAAGAGTTTAGGAGAATTGCTGGTGAATTGCTGGAGCTAGACGTTATTACAAACATAGATGTGAATGCATTAGCAACGTATTGCGATGCTTATTCTGACTATGTTGAATGCACCAAAATTATCCGAGAAGAAGGACTCCTTGTTGAATATACCAATAAGGCAGCTGAAACTAATAAAGTTCCACATCCACTACTTACAAAGAAGAAACAGTTGCATGAACAGATGAAGGCTTTGGCTGTTGAGTTTGGCCTTACACCAAGTGCAAGAGCGAAAATTGTTATTCCAAATATAAAACAAGGTCCGAAAACAAACGTAGAGAAGGAGTTTGACGTATAACATGATCAGACAATGGATGTTGGACTACTGTGATGATGTATTAAATGGTGAAGTTGTTGCTTGTCAGAAGCATAAACAAGCTTGTAAACGATTTTTAAGAGATATTGAGCGTGAAGGTTCTGAAGATTTCCCATATGTTTTTAAGGAAGAAAAAGCGCTTCGTTTCTTAAAGTGGATGTCTCTTTTTAAACATACAAAAGGAAAATTAGCAGGTCAGAGAATTGAACCACATTCCATACAAATTTTTGTATTTAGTAATATTTACGGATGGGTTCATCGTAATACAGGATTAAGGCGATTTAAAAAGGCGTATTGGCAAGTTGGGCGTAAAAACGCAAAGTCTCAATCTTTAGCGTGTGTAGGCTCTTATGAAGCAATGGCATTTGGTGAAAATATGTCAGAAGTCTACATTGGTGCTACGAAAACAGAACAAAGTAAAATTGTCTGGAATGAAATTAAAGCACAAATGAATGGATGTGAGGATTTAAAAGGAAAGTTCAATATTGCGTATGGGAAAATTGAACACCTTAAAACGGATTCTTTTATTTCAGCGCTATCAAAAGATGCTGGAAAATCTGGTGATGGACTGAATGTTCAATGCGGAATTATTGATGAATATCATGCACACCCTACTTCTGAAATTTATGATGTTCTGGTGTCAGGTTCAGGGGCTCGTCCTAATCCACTCATGATGATTATAACGACAGCTGGTTTCAATTTGAGCCATCCTTGCTATCGTGTAGAGTATCAATATGTTTCTAAGATTTTGGACCCTAATATTGATATTGAAAACGAAGAATATTTTGTCATGGTTAATGAATTAGATAAAGATGATGAGATTACGAATGCAGAAGTGTGGGAGAAAGCAAATCCAATTCTATGTAGTTATGAAGAAGGACGTACTTTCTTAAAAGGAGAACTTCAATCAGCCCTTGATGTACCTGAGAAAATGCGTAATTATCTCACGAAAAACATGAATAGATGGGTAGATATGAAAGAAAATGGCTACATGGATATGCAAAAATGGAAAGATTGCAAAGAAACTGTGGAATTATCCGAATTAAAAGGGTTAGAATGCACAGTAGGTGTCGATTTATCAGCAAAAATTGACTTAACAAGTGTAGATTTTGAATTTAAAAAGGATGATACGTATATTGTAATTAGTCATAGTTTTATGCCGGAAGATACGTTGCATGAGAAAAGAAAAACAGATAAAGTTCCGTATGATCTTTGGATACAGCAAGGCTGGATTACAACAACACCTGGTGCGGTAGTTGACTATGAATATATTAAAAAACATATTAAAACCATGGAAAAAGAGAATAAATTTAAAATAAAAGAAATATGTGCTGACCCTTGGAATGCTACGCAATTCATGCAAGACATGGAAGCAGAAGGGTATACAGTGGTGGAAATACGTCAAGGAATGGCGACTTTATCAGGTCCTACAAAGGATTTTCGTGAACAAGTTTATCAGAAAAAAGTCATTCACAATAACAATCCAGTGTTAAATTGGGCTGTTAGTAATGCTATAACAAAACAGGATGCCAACGAAAACATCATGTTGGACAAGTCAAAAGCAACAGAGAGAATCGACCCGATAGCGGCTGTTATTAACTCACATGTTCGATGCATGCTCAATTCTGGTGAAATGGACTTAAATTCATATATTTTAAGTCAAGATTTCTCATTCTAGGGGGAATGACATGCGATTCTTTATATTTTTTATAAGTATTTTAGAAGATATTCTATTCGTTTCGGGGTTGTCCATTATTGTAGGGACGACTTTTTTTATTAATCCGATTTATGGATGGTATCTGTTAGGAATTATTCTCACAATGTTGGGGGTGGTAATGATAAGAAGATAGAAAGGAGGTGAAACTTTTGATTTTTCGGCAGTTATTTAGAAATCAGGATACCACAGATTTGAAAAATCCTTCTCCCTGGTTTAAAAGCTTATTTGGCTATCAAGCCGCAAGTGGTGAAAAGGTAACAGTTGAATCATCTTTAGGTGTCCCAACAGTTTATCGATGTATTAATATCCTTGCAAATAGTGTTGCGATGCTTCCTTTTCAAACGTTTAAAAAGACAGCGAAGGGAAGAGAACGGGATAAGGCGCATCAAGTGTCGTTTGTTTTGGAAAGACGCCCTAATCCTTACCAAAGCCCATTTAAATTTAAACATCTAATCGAAACACATCGCAATACATGGGGAAATGCTTATATAAATATTCATTGGGGTGTGGATGGAAGACCAAAAGAATTGTGGGTATTGAATCCGGCTGTTACAACCCCAAATGTGGACCTGAAGACAAATAAATTATGGTACTTTACTAGTTTGCCAGACGGTACACCTGTAAAAATACCTGATGATGACATTATTCATCTTACTACATTGTCTACTGATGGTTTAAAGGGGAAACCACCTATCCAAATTGCAAGAGAATCAATAGGCAGCTCACAGGCGGCACAAAAGTTTAAAGGTAAGTTCTTTACAAACGGTGCAGCGCATAGTGGGATATTAAAAACGCAACAAGCACTTGGCAAAGAGGCGAAAGATGTACTTCGTGATGCATGGGAAGAGGCAAATACAGGATTAAATAATGCTCAAAGGATTGCAATTTTAGATGCTGGTTTAGAATTTGAAAAGGTTGGAATGCCTTTGAAAGATGCTCAATTTATTGAAGGTATGAAATTTGATAAAGGTGAGATTGCGAACATCTTTAATATTCCTTTGCACATGATTAATGAGTTAGATCGTGCTACTTTCTCTAATATTGAGCAACAAGCGCTGGATTTTATTCAAAATACATTGAGTCCAATTCTTATTCAATATGAGGAAGAGTTTTCTTATAAAGCATTTTCATTTAATGAGCAAAAACGATATTACTTAAAGTTTAATCTAACAAGTTTATTACGTGCTGATTCTAAATCAAGAGCAGAATTCTACAAAATTATGTTAGACGCTGGTGCTTTCTCAATCAATAAAGTGCTAGAACTAGAGGATATGGATGGGATTGGGGAATACGGTGATAAACATCGTGTTGATTTAAATCATGTATCTATTGAAATTGCGGATGAATATCAATTAGCGAAAGCAAATGGAGGGGCACTACAGAAGGGAGGTGAGGACGATTAAAGACGTATTTACTATTAAAAATCAAACGGAATCATCAGCAGATCTATTTATTTATGGTGACATCATAAATAATACAGGTTGGAAATGGGATGATTCTGACATTATGCCTGATGATGTAAAAAATATCTTAGGGCAATTGGATGATAAAAGTAACCTTAACATCTATGTAAATAGTGGTGGTGGTTCTGTATTTGCTGGTTTAGCCATTTATAACATGTTAAAGCGCAATAAAGCACAAAAAACTGTTTATGTGGATGGTGTTGCAGCTTCTATTGCTTCTGTAATCGCCCTAGCTGGTGATCGTGTTGTTGTTCCTTCTAATGCATTCTTAATGATTCATAAGCCTTGGACATATGCAGTTGGAAATGCAATTGATTTCCGAAAAGCAGCAGAGGACCTTGATAATATCGAATCAGGAATCATGAATGTATACAAAGAGAATTTAAAAGAAGGTATTGAAATTGAAGAAATTCAGCAATTAGTAGATGCTGAGACTTGGTTAAGTGGTGAAGAAGCTGAAAAATACTTCAATATAGAAGTTGTGGAGGCAAAAGAAGTCGCAGCCTGTAGTAGTGATTACTTTGATAAATATCAAAAAACACCAAATAAGATTGTAGCAAAAGCACCTTCTATTCCAAAGAATGAACTGAATGAACAATTAAAAATACAAAATGCACTAGACCTGTTAGAGTTATAGGTCTATTTTTTGTGTAAAAACAAGGAGGAAATATCGAATGGATAAGCGTGAACAAGAATTACGTCAAAAAGTTGCTGATTTAAAAGCGAAAGCAGAAGAATTTAACAATAGCGGTAAATATGAAGAGGCAAAAGCAAAAATTGAGGAAGCGAAAAATGCTAAAAATGAATTAGATAACTATCTAGCAATGATGCAAATTCAAGTTTCTGCCCCTGTAAATTCACAAGCAGGAGTTTTACCTCCATCATCAGTTAAAAATGAAGATCCATCGTACAAAGAAGTATTTATGAAAGCTATCCGTGGTCAAAATTTAAGTCATGAAGAAGCAAGCGTTATGCAGGAATACAAAGCGGCCTTATCTGAGAATTCAGGTAAAGATGGCGGCTATATTGTTCCAGAAGATATTACGACAACTATTAATCAATTAAAACAAACGGTTGATAGCTTAGAACAATATGTAAATGTACAACCGGTATCAACAAACAAGGGAGCTCGTACACTAGAAAAACGTGCAGCATCTACACCTTTTGCACCATTATCTGAGTATGGTAAACCAAATGCAATGCAAGAAATTGCTTCTCCTGAATTCGATCGTTTATCGTATGCAATTGAGGATTATGCAGGTTTTTTACCAGTACCAAATGATTTATTAGATGATACAGATCAAGCTTTAGAAAGCTATTTACGTCAATGGATCGCGAAAAAATCTATTGCAACTCGAAACTATCTGATTTTACAAGAAATCAATAAACTAACAAAAGTTGATTTAAAGGATTATAACGGCCTTAAAACAACATTAAACGTTACACTAGATCCAATGTTTGCAGCAGCAGCTAACATTTTTACAAACCAAGATGGATTTAATTACTTAGATCAATTAGAAGATAAAAATGGTCGTCCACTACTTCAACCCGATCCAACAAATCCAACTCGTAAGTTATTTTCCGGTAAGCCCGTTATTGTGTTGTCCAATAAAACAATTGCTACAGATAAAGACGGAAAAGCACCTTTCATTGTTGGTGACTTAAAAGAGGCAGTTATTCTTTGGGATAGAAAACAATTATCTATTGATATGACCAAAGAAGGTGGAAATGCTTGGAGAACAAACACTTCTGAATTCCGAGCAATCGAACGTGAAGATGTCACATTATGGGATCAAGAAGCAGCTGTGTATGGGCAAATTACAATTGTGCCTAAAACAGGGGCTTAATAAGGTAGGAGGTGTCCTTCTTGGTACTAACATTAGAGGAAGCGAAAAAGTATCTTCGTGTGGATGGTGATGAGGAGGACGATCTCATTACATCTTTCGTAATAGCAGCTGAAATATATATAAAAAATGCTACAAGTAAAAATGTGGACTTAAAAAGCGAGCTTGCTAAATTAGCGGCTCGTATTTTAATTTCCCATTGGCATGAAAATCGGGAAGCGGTTGGAAAAGCAGAGCAATTAGCATTTAGTTTGCAGTCGATATTAGTTCAGTTGCAGTATTCTGGTGGTGATTCAAGTGAATCCAGGTAAATTAGATAAACGTCTTACGTTCCAAGTAATAGACGAGGATGCAAAGAACCCTGACGGTGATCCAATAGAGGGTTATAAAGATTCCTTTACTGTATGGGGCTCTTTTATTTTTTTAAAGGGAAGAAAATATTTTGAAGCAGCAGCAGCTAATAGCGAAGTTCAGGGGGAAACAGAAATCCGATTTCGCACAGATGTGAATGCTGATATGAAGATTAAGTATAAGAACGTAATTTATGACATTATTTCGGTTATTCCAACTGAAAAACACACGTTATCAATCATGTGGAAGCGTGGTGGAATGAATGGCTGATGGTGTTGATTTTTTAGGTTTTGATCGCCTGATATCTGAATTAGAGCAGATGGGTTTACGTGGAGAAAAGGTTGAAGATAAAGCCCTTGCAGCTGGTGGTGAGCAAATTCGAAAAGCCATTGCGGAAAGAAGTGAACCAAGGAGTTCAAGTCCTAAGAAACCGTCCAAAAGTGAACCTTGGCGTACAGGCCAACATTTGCTTGATAATATACGAGTTACGAAGGCGCGAATGGAAAATGGTGTAAAAACGATCAAGATTGGAATAGACAAAGCAGACCGTTCTCCATATTTCTATGGAAAGTTTTTAGAGTGGGGTACTTCTAAAATGCCAGCACATCCATTTATAGAACCAGGTTTTAACGCTTCTAAAGCGGATGCGGTACGTGCTATGACAGATATCTTGAAGAATGAAATGGGGCTGAATTTATGATAAATTTACGCCCTGAAATTGTACAAGCTCTTGAAAATAATCAGGAGCTTGTTTCTTTATTAGGTGGAAAACGTGTGTATTATCGTAAAGCCAAAAATGCTGAAGAGTTTCCACGTATTACGTTTTTTGAATTAGACAATAGGCCAGATGGATTTGCAGATAATGATGAAAGCGAAAGTGAAATCACATTCCAAATCGATATTTGGTCAAAAGGTAGTACAACAGCAATCCACCAAAAAGTGAATGAGGTCATGAAAAGTATTGGTTTCTCACGTTATAAGGTTGCTGATTTATATGAAGAGGATACAAAAATTTTTCATTACGCGATGCGATTCGCGAAAGGAGTGGAGTTATAGATGGCTGGAGAAGTTATTAAAATTAGTTCGACTGTCGGTGTAGATAGTCTTGTTTATGCAAAGTCATTGAAAGATGACGCAACAGGTGTTGATTACAGTACGGTTAAAAAAATGGAAGGTGCAGTAAAGGTTAAAACATCTAAAAAAGTAGCTACCGAGATTATGTGGAGCGACAATAAAAAATCGGAAATTGCTGAGTCTGATGGTGAGGTTGAGGTTGAAATTGAAGTTCGAGGCCTGTCATTATCAACAAAGGCAGACATTGAAGGATTTCCAGAAGTTACAGATGGTGTATTAGACGAAAAACGTGAGGGTGAAAAGCCATATTTAGCAATTGGATGGCGCTTTTTAAAGGCTAATGGAAAATATCGATATGTTTGGTTATTAAAAGGGAAACTTTCACAAGAAGAGGAAGAAGCTGAAACTAAAAAAGATAAGCCGAACTTCCAAACAACCAAACTGAAAGGTTCGTTTATTGAACGTGATTTTGATGATAGAACGAAATTTACAGCCGATGAAGATGAACCTACGTTTACAAAAGCTATTGGAGACAATTGGTTTAAAAAGGTATACGAGAAACCAGTGGCACAACCACCAGCAGGAAAGTAGGAGGGAGCAAAAGCTCTCTCTTTTTTATTAATTAAGGAGGAGTACATTATGAAATTAACTTTACGAATCAACAAAGAAGAAAAAACTTTTAACTTACCAGCATTCATTCCAGCTCGTTTAATCCGTCAAGCGCCGGAGCTTGCCGAAATCCCAAACAATCCTGGTCCAGAAGATATGGATAAAATGGTTCAATTCGTGGTTAAAGTGTATGATGGTCAATTTACATTAGATCAATATTGGGATGGAATTGATGCTCGTAAATTTTTATCAACAACTTCAGACGTAATTAATGCAATTATAAATGAAACTGTGGAAGCAGCTGGTGGTAATCCTGTATCTGGAGAAGAAGAAAACCCAAACGCGTAGAGGGAGGAGGGCTAACGTTCAGTGAGTTTATGGACGAGCTCTACCTCTCTTTATTACGTCAGGGATATAAACATCATCATATCGATAACGAAATGGATATTTGGCATTATTTACGGCTGAACCAAAAGTATCGCGAACAAGATCAGTCAAATAGTGAAAATCAGAATTCAAATGAAATTGAAGTTCCAGCAGAAAGCATTATCTAACGAGGGGGAAGATGATGGCGAATGAAATGAATAACTTAGTCGTTAGACTGTCCCTTGATAATGTGAATTTTCGTCAAGGTATAGCGAATTCAGGACGTGCAGCCAGAACATTACAGAACGAATTAAAATCTGTAAGTACAGGTATGGGTGGTTTTGCTAACGCTAGTCAACAAACGCAAGCGAAAATGAATACACTCAGTAGGCTCATCGATGCGCAAAAAGAGAAAGTTAAAGCATTACGACAAGCCTATGATCAAAATAAGGCTAAATTAGGTGAAAATGATGCAGCAACCCAGCGATATGCTTCGCAAGTTAATAAGGCAGTTGCTGATTTAAATAGATTTGAAAATGAATTAAAGCAAGTAAACCGTCAAGCTGAACAAAAAGGGATGGATAAGTTAAACAACTCTTTAAAATCCTTACAGGCTGAATTTCAGTCTATTACAACAGGTATGGGCGGTTTTTCTAATGCGACAGAACAAACACGAGCTAAAGTAGATGTTTTATCCCGTATGGTAGATAAACAAAAAGAGAAGATTAGGGAACTTCAACAAGCCTATAATCGTGCTAAAACAGAAGAAGGCGAAGCGAGTCAATCAGCACAAAGATACGCTGAACAAATTCATCGGGCAACAGCTGAACTGAATCGATTCGAAACTGGATTACAGCAGTCAAATCGTGAATTAGAACAGCAAGGAAATCGTCTATTGAACTTTGGTAATCGCATGGAGACATTAGGTAATAATTTGCAAAATGCTGGTATGCAAATCGGTATGGTATTTGGTGGTATGACTTACGCAATAGGTCGGGGTTTAAAATCGGCTGTGGAAGAATCAATGAATTTTGAACAACAAATGGCTAATGTGAAAGCTGTATCGGGTTCTACTGGCGAAGAAATGAAAAAGTTAAGTGAATTGGCTGTTAATATGGGGGAGACAACAAAATATTCCAGTGTTCAAGCAGGTCAAGGTATTGAGGAATTAATAAAGGCTGGTGTTAGCTTACAAGATATTATTAACGGCGGATTGGCAGGTGCCCTTAACTTAGCGACAGCAGGGGAATTAGAGTTAGGTGAAGCAGCCGAAATTGCTTCCACAGCTCTGAATGCATTTAAAGCAGACCATCTTTCAGTTGCGGATGCAGCCAATATTTTATCTGGTGCAGCCAATGCTTCCGCAACTGATGTAAGAGAGTTAAAATATGGACTTTCAGCTTCATCAGCAGTAGCAGCGGGAGCCGGAATGACGTTTAAGGATACAGCTACAACTTTAGCGGTATTCGCACAAAATGGTCTTAAGGGATCAGATGCAGGGACATCTTTAAAAACAATGCTAATGCGTTTAAACCCTTCAACAAAAGAAGCATATAACAAAATGAGAGATTTAGGACTTATTACTTATAATGCGCAGGCTGGTTTTGATTTCTTAGTTAAAAACGGTATTCAACCAGCTTCCAGAAATGTAGGGGATATAGAAGTAGCTTTAGAACAATATGTAATGAAAACAGAAGGTGTAACGAAATGGAATGATAAATGTGATACAACATTTCGTGAATTAGCAACAAGTTCAGCTTTCTTATCATCAAAATTCTACGATCAACAAGGGCATATTCAAAGTCTAGAAAATATTTCAGGGACACTTCATGAATCGATGAAAGATTTGACAGACCAGCAACGAAGCATGGCTTTAGAAACATTATTTGGTTCGGATGCCGTACGTGGTGCGACTATTCTCTTTAAAGAAGGAGCAAAAGGTGTTAATGAGATGTGGGATTCCATGTCTAAAGTTACGGCAGCTGATGTTGCAGCGACCAAAATTGATACGTTAAAGGGACGTCTTACATTACTAGATTCAGCATTTTCTACAATGAAAAAAACAATTGGTGATGCACTAGCTCCAGTAGTTAGTGTTTTTGTTGCTGGTTTACAAAAACTTGTTGATGGATTCAATTCTTTACCTGGACCAGTACAAAAGGCAATAGCAATTACAGGTGGTATTGTCCTTGCTTTAACAGCTGTGGCTACAGCAATAGGTGTGGTTTTAGCAGCGTTTGGAATGATTGCTTCAGGAATTGGTTCTTTATCTCTTGCATTAGCATCAGTCGGGGGGATTGCTGGAATTGCGGCTGGAGCAGTTGGATTCTTAGGAAGTGCGCTTGCGGTTTTAACAGGACCAATTGGTCTAGTAGCAGCCGCTCTTATCGGGACTGGAGTTGTTGCATATAAAGCATATCAAAAAGCAACAGAAGACAGTATCGCTTCAGTAGATCGCTTTGCTACAAATACAGAAGGAAAAGTAAGCTCCTCAACAAAGAAGGTTCTAGGCGAGTATTTCAAGCTGTCCGATGGTATTAGACAAAAGTTAACTGAAATTAGATTGAACCATGAAGTAATAACAGAAGAACAGTCGCAAAAGTTGATTGGTCAATATGACAAATTAGCTAATACAATCATTGAAAAAACCAACGCAAGGCAGCAAAAAGAAATTGAAGGGCTTAAAAAGTTCTTTACGGATTCGTATGTATTAACCGCTGAAGAAGAGAACAAACGAATCGAACAGTTAAATCAGCACTATGAACAAGAAAAGCTAAAAACACAAGAAAAAGAAAATAAAATTAAAGAAATTCTACAAACAGCCGCTAGGGAAAATAGAGAATTAACAGCATCCGAGCGGATCTCGTTACAAGCATTACAGGATGAAATGGACAGAGTTGCTGTCGAACATATGTCTAAAAATCAAATGGAGCAAAAGGTTATTCTTGAAAATATGCGTGTGCAGGCTAGTGAAATTTCAGCTAGACAGGCAGCGGAAGTTGTAGAGAATAGCGCCAAAGCAAGAGATAAAGTTATTGAAGATGCGAAAAAGACCCGTGATGAAAAAATTGCAGAGGCAATTCGCCAACGTGATGAAAATAAAACAATCACTGCTGATGAAGCGAACGCAATTATTGCAGAGGCAAAACGTCAGTATGATAGTACAGTTTCTACAGCTCGAGATAAGCATAAAGAAATTGTGAGTGAAGCAAAAGCGCAAGCTGGTGAACATGCAAATCAGGTAGATTGGGAAACCGGCCAAGTAAAATCGAAATATCAAGTTATGAAAGATGATGTTATTCGAAAAATGAAAGAAATGTGGTCGGATGTTACCAATAAATATGAAGATATGAAAAACTCTGCAAGCAACAAGGTGGAGGAGATAAAAAATACAGTTTCAAGAAAATTTGAAGAAAAGAAAAAAGCTGTTACAGATAAAATGCAAGAAATAAAGAATGGTATTGAAGAAAAATGGAATACAGTTGAAAAATTTTTCAGTTCTATAAATCTAAGTTCCATTGGTAAATCAATTATAGAAGGCCTTGAAACAGGATTAGATAGTGCAACAGGAGGCTTGTATAGTAAAGCGAAAGAAATTGCAGGGGAGATTAAAAAGACTATTTCTGGAGCGTTAGAAATTAACAGTCCGTCTAAAGTGATGATTCCAGTCGGTAGCGCAGTTCCAGAAGGTGTTGGCGTTGGTATGGATAAAGGGAAACGGTTTGTTGTCGATGCAGCCAAAAATGTAGTTGGAACCGTTAAGAAACAAATGGGGAACATGCCGTCTGTTTTTGATTTCGGATTCCAAACGAATCAACATAGTATCCCACGTAATACATTTAGCGACTTCAACGGATATGAGCAACCGCAATTATCTAATAGCAATCCATCTATGGCAAAAACAATATTCCCAAATAGACCGGGTGGAGAACAAGAACTGAATTTAACCGTAAACATGACCAATGTTTTAGATGGAAAAGAACTTGCAAATGGAAGTTACACCTATACTACAAAGCTTCAAGATCGTGAACAAAAAAGAAGAGAAGAATTTTAAGGGTGGTGAGCACGTTGGGGAAACTCAGTTTCACTTTTAATAATATTAGAAAAGATTATATTCAAATGCTAGTTGGAAGAAAACGTCCTTCATGGGCTCCAGTAAAAAGAAGATTAGTAAGAGTCCCTCATCGCGCAGGGGCTCTTTTACTTAATACAGAAACGGAGGAACGTCGTATTGACGTTCCTCTTGTTATTAAAGCGAAAAAAGATATGGCGGATTTACAAAAGTTAAAAGAAGATTTAGCAGATTGGTTATATACAGAGCAACCCGCTGAACTTATTTTTGATGATGAGTTAGACAGGACTTATTTAGCATTAATTGATGGTTCTGTCGATTTGGACGAAATAGTCAATAGAGGTAGAGGTGTTATTACTTTTGTTTGTCCAATGCCGTATAAATTAGGGAAAACAAATATTCACAAATTTACGCAAGAGTGGTCTACAGAAACAACTTCTTATTTTACTAATAAAGGAAGTGTAGAAGCTCCAGCGTTAATTGAAATGACGGTGAAAAAACCAAGTACCTTTTTAGATGTATGGTTTGGAGAGTATCCGAATAATCGTGATTATTTCAGAATAGGCTACCCTCTGACTGTGGAAGAAACCACGGTACAAGAACGAGAAAGAGTCATGTGGGATGAAATGGCCACTCCTATAGGATGGACACCCGTTACTGGACAATTCGATGATATGAAAGGAACAGGGAGTTTTAAATCGCGGGGTGGTTATGCGCTGTATTGTGAAGATTACGGAAAAGAGGTAGGATTCTACGGTGCTATAGCCAAGAAAAACATTCCGGGTGGCCCATTACAAGACTTTGAAATGGAGGCATGGATGACTTTAAAATCCAAAAATATAGGCGAAATGGGTCGAGTTGAAGTTCTTCTTCTAGATGAGGCTAGTAATGTGGTAGCCCGCATCAATATGAATGATCTATATGCGACTGCTGAAATTACAAGGGCACATATGAAAATTGGAAATAGTGGAACACCAAATAGTTTTCGAAAATTAGTTGATACAAGTGGATATTATTCGACTACATTTAACCAATTCCGAGGGCGTTTGCGTATCGCTAGGCGGGGGAAGGTGTGGTCTGTATATGTGGCTAAGTTTATAGATGGTACAGAAAAAGATGGTGCTTCGCTTGTAGAACGTTGGATTGATGAAACAGGAAATCCGATGACAGAACGTAAAATTGCACAAGTAATGATTGCGATTTGCAAGTGGGATAATCACGAGCCTGTTAAGGAAATACAAATTGATGATTTGAAAATTTGGAAGGTAAACAAAGTTCCATCTAATGCACAACCATATATCTTTGATACTGGAGATAAAATTGTTATCGATACTGAGAAAAGTCTTGTCACAATCAACGGGAAGAATGCAATCAATATAAAAGAAATCTTTAGTAATTTCCCTGTCGTAATACGTGGTGAAAATCGTATCGATATAATGCCGCCTGATGTAAATGCAACAATCAGTTATAGGGAGAGATATAGATGAGAACGCCAAGTGGGATTTTGCATGTTGTAGATTTTAAAACGGATCAAATAGTCGCAGCTATCCAGCCAGAGGACTATTGGGATGACAAACGGCATTGGGAACTAAAAAATAATGTTGACATGTTGGATTTCACCGCTTTTGATGGAACAGACCATGCAGTTACGTTACAACAACAGAATCTTGTTTTAAAAGAAGTTCGCGATGGAAGAATCGTACCATATGTTATTACAGAGACTGAAAAAAATTCGGATAAACGATCTATTACCACATATGCTTCAGGAGCTTGGATTCAAATTGCTAAATCAGGGATTATAAAACCACAACGGATAGAGAGTAAGACGGTCAACGAATTTATTGATTTAGCACTCTTAGGTATGAAGTGGCAGCGTGGAGTTACTGAATATGCTGGATTTCATACAATGACCATCGATGAATATATGGACCCACTCACTTTTTTAAAGAAGATTGCATCTTTATTTAAACTGGAAATTCGATATCGTGTTGAGATTAAAGGTTCAAGAATCATCGGTTGGTATGTAGATATGATTCAAAAACGTGGGTATGATACAGGCAAAGAAATAGAATTAGGAAAAGATTTAGTTGGTGTTACGCGTATTGAACATACACGTAATATTTGCACTGCTTTAGTTGGATTTGTAAAAGGTGAAGGTGACAAGGTAATCACTATTGAAAGCATTAATAAAGGTCTACCCTATATCGTAGATGCAGATGCATTTCAAAGATGGAATGAACACGGACAACATAAATTCGGTTTTTATACACCAGAAACAGAAGAATTAGACATGACTCCAAAACGTTTACTGACGCTTATGGAAATAGAATTGAAAAAGCGTGTCAATTCCTCAATCTCTTATGAAGTGGAAGCGCAATCGATTGGTCGTATTTTCGGCCTAGAACACGAATTAATTAACGAAGGCGACACTATCAAAATTAAAGATACAGGGTTTACACCTGAATTATATCTTGAAGCGCGAGTAATAGCTGGAGATGAATCTTTTACAGACCCAACGCAAGATAAATATGAATTCGGAGATTATCGTGAGATTGTTAATCAAAATAAGGAATTAAGAAAAATTTACAATCGTATTCTTAGTTCGCTTGGCAATAAACAAGAAATGATAGACCAGCTAGATAAACTAGTGAACGAAGCTAACGAAACCGCTAGTAATGCAAAGAAGGAGTCAGAAGCAGCAAAAGCACTAGCTGAAAAAGTACAAGAGAATATTAAAAATAATACCGTTGAAATTATAGAATCTAAGAATCCACCAACAACAGGTCTTAAACCTTTTAAGACCCTTTGGCGTGATATAAGTAATGGAAAGCCCGGTATTTTAAAAATATGGACAGGTACAGCGTGGGAATCGGTTGTACCCGATGTTGAATCTGTAAAAAAAGAAACATTAGATCAGGTTAATAAAGATATCGAAACTACAAAAACAGAGTTAAATCAAAAGGTTCAAGAAGCGCAAAATCAAGCTACAGGACAATTCAACGAAGTACAGGAAGGTTTACAAGGTGTCAGCCGTACAATTTCCAATATCGAAAATAAACAAGGTGAAATCGATAAGAAAGTAACTAAGTTTGAACAAGATTCTAGTGGATTTAAAACTTCTATCGAAACGTTAACGAAAAAAGATGGTGAGATTACTAATAAATTAAATACAGTTGAATCCAATGTGGAAGGCACAACAAAGATAATTTCTGATGTGCAGCAAACAACAAGTGAATTAACTAAAACAACAACTGAAATTAAAGAAGAAGCTGGACGTACAAAAGAACGAATGGAACAAATTAATAGTAAAGTTGACGGTTTAGAAGTCGGTGCCACTAACTTAATTGATGGGACGGAATTCATTGATGCTAGTGGTTGGAGTCGATGGAGTACAATTGGTTCTGTACGCGTATTAGATCAAAGTGGGTTAAAAGACGCATTACCTTATCCGCGCTGTTTATTAGTGGAATCACAAGAAGGTGGCAAACAGCTAGCCGTGCCGAATAACACGCCGTTTGGTGTGCAAGGTAACGGAAGAACTTTTTCTGTTAGAAAGGATCAAAAATACACAGTTTCGATGAATGTTGCAACTAGTGAATTAGGTCATAAACTTGATTACACTTATATTATGTATACCGATAAAGCAAATCAAAGGATACCAGATATAGACATACTGTCATTCCCGTTCGTTGCTAAAATAAGCGATAGAGAGAACAACAATTACTATAGAGTTAAATTCACATTTACAGCCACTAAGGACGATGACAAAGTGTTTATTCTTATTGGTGGTAGAACAAAGCGTGAGTTAACAGGAACAAACGGTTATGCATGGATTAGAGTTAACGCCCTTAAAGTAGAAAAAGGTACCATAGCTACTGACTGGGACACTTCAAACGCTGATAAAGTGTCGTTAAATGAATTCACTAAGAAAACAATCGATATTGAAAAAAGTGTAGATGGTATCAAAGAAACAATAACAACAGTAGAAAACAATCAAAGTGGATTTGATAAGCGTGTTGCTACTGTAGAAAAAGATGCAACTACCATTAAACAAAATGTCTCTTTAATACAAAATACGCAGACAGAACAAGGAAGACAATTGCAAGAGGCAAAAGCTGGATGGGAAAATACTGCAAAAGCACTTGAAGGTAAAGTTGAGCTTAAACAAGTAGAGGATTATGTTGCAGGGTTTAAGATTCCAGAGTTGAAGCAAACAGTTAATCAAAATAAACAAGATTTATTAGATGAATTAGCTAACAAGCTTGCAACTGAACAATTTAACCAGAAGATGACTATGATTGATAACCGTTTCACTATTAATGAACAGGGTATCAATGCTGCAGCAAAAAAGACAGAAGTATATACGAGAACGCAAGCTGATGGACAGTTTGCAAAAGACTCTTATGTAAGAGATATGGAAACTCGTCTTCAGTTAACTGAAAAGGGCGTTAGCATATCTGTAAAAGAAAATGATGTAATAGCAGCCATTAACATGAGTAAAGAAAACATTAAGTTAAATGCCGCACGAATAGATTTAGTTGGTAAAGTTAATGCGGAGTGGATTAAAGCGGGAATGCTAAGTGGTTGCCAAATTCGAACATCAAATACAGATAACTACGTAAGCTTAGATGACCAATTTATACGTCTCTATGAAAAAGGGGTTGCTAGATCATTTCTAGGACATTACAGAAGAACAGATGGTTCCGTACAACCAACTTTTATTTTAGGGACAGATGAAAAGACTAGTGCTCCAGCAGGCGCTTTATTTATGTCACAAGCAGGCGCAGGATGGTCAGGGGCTTATGCAAGCATTGGTATTAGCGATGGCATAGTTGATGGTACAGTCCAAAAATCTGTGTATTGGGAGTTACAAAGAATCGGATTAAGTGTTCTATATGCTAACGATTACCATGTTTTTTATGCTGGGAGTGGAAGGTGGTATTTTAGAAGAGGAAAACCGGGGTTGTATCAAACTTCGTTAGTTGTTGAAGATAATAGTACAGAGTCTGATTTAAGATTACCTAATGTAACTATACGTAATAGCCGTGCAGCAGGATATACAGGAGTTATCCAACTGAAATCATCTGTTACTCAAAATGGCTGGGGTGCTGTTCAAGGGAATTTTATGACTCCTTCATTACGGGAGTATAAATCTAATATCCGTGATATTCCTTTTTCCGCCTTAGAAAAAATTAGAAGTCTTAAAATTAGACAATTTAATTATAAGAATGCTGTAAACGAACTATACCGGATGAGAGAAGAGAAAAGTCCCAATGATCCACCATTGACAACAGAAGATATTAAAACATACTACGGTTTAATCGTAGATGAATGTGATGAAATGTTTGTGGATGAAAGTGGGAAAGGAATTCATTTGTACTCATACGCATCCATTGGAATTAAAGGTTTACAGGAAGTTGATGCAACAGTACAGGAACAGAAGGTAGAAATAGCAAATCTAAAATCACAAGTAGCTAGTCAAGAAGATCGGATAGCCCGATTAGAAGAATTATTACTACAACAATTAATAAATAAGAAATCAGAGCAGCCATAAGCTGGTCTTTTTTATTTTGCACAAAATATGGCTTTGAGTAAATTCAATTCATAGATCAAGAGAAGTGATTTTGCTTCTCTTTTTATTTTGAGGAGATGATCAGTGTGAAACGAATAGTAGACCAAGTAATTTATGAAAAGCATGTTAGCCAAGAAAATAAAAACCTAGTCAAAGATTTTCTAATCGAAAAGAAAGCACAAGGGAAAGCGGCAAGCACTTTACAGCAATATCATTGGGATTTACGAATTATTTTGTTTCTAATACATGAACACTTCGAAAATAAAAATCTTATTGAACTAACACGTAAAGACATTCGAAATTTATCTATTATCTTTCAAGAGATGAAAATGTCTAATGCTCGTGTCAACGGTTTGATGAGTGCATTAAGATCCGCATTAGAATTTTGTGCGGATGATGACGACTATGAATATGAATTTAATGTAGGTTCACGGGTTCGTGGTTTACCTAAGAGTCCAATTAGAGAAATTACATTTATTACTGAGTACCAAATTAATTGGTTGATTGATGAATTACTTGAACAAGAGAAATATATGTTAGCAACTTATTTATCACTTTCTTATTACAGTGCAGCTAGAAAAAATGAAGTTTACCAAGTTCAAAAAGAAGGGCTGACAGAACAATATTATACAAATGTTGTCCGAGGGAAGCGCGGTAAAAAGTTTAGATTATACTACAATCCCCGAGTACAGAAATGTATTCGTTTATATATAAATCAACGAGGTAAAGATGCTATTCCAGATTTGTTTGTAAGAGTTTATAAGAATGGTGAGCGAAAAACGCTAAATAAAAGCGTGTTTAACTATTGGTGTAAGATATTTTCTAAGATGCTGAATGAAAAAGAAGGTAAGGATTTCAAAATTAATCCACACTGTTTCCGTCATAGCAGATTAGATAATTTGAAAGTACAAGGAGTACCCCTTGAAAAACTAAAATCGCTTGCCAATCATTCTGATATCTCCACAACTGAATCTTATTTAAAAGATAGAAGCGAGGAAGATATTGCAGAAATATTTGGAATGGACCCAAGTTATTTTGCAGCTTAAAAAGGAGAGGAAAAGATGGATCGTATTGATGTATTACTGAAAGCATTTATAGCTACGTTTGGTGGCTTCTGTGGGTATTTTTTGGGAGGATGGGATGCAACATTGAAAATCTTAGTGACGATGGCAGTTATTGATTATTTAACTGGCATGATTGCAGCAGGGTATAACGGAGAGTTGAAAAGTAAAGTTGGTTTCAAAGGCATTGCCAAAAAGGTGGTGCTTTTTCTTATGGTCGGAGCAGCCGCTCAACTAGACTCGGCACTTGGAAGCAACAGTGCAATCCGTGAAGCAACAATTTTCTTCTTCATGGGCAATGAATTATTGTCGCTCTTAGAAAATGCCGGGCGAATGGGTATTCCACTCCCACAAGCTTTAACAAATGCAGTTGAAATTTTAGGTGGTAAACAAAAACAAACGGAGAAAAAAGGAGATGTTGAATGATGGGACACATTGTAGATATTTCAAAATGGAACGGTAATATTAACTGGCCAGCAGCAAAACAGCATTTGGATTTCGTGATTGCTCGCGTGCAGGATGGTTCAAATTATGTAGATCCACTATATAAAGGATATGTACAAGCGATGAAGCAGCATGGCATTCCATTTGGCAACTATGCGTTTTGTCGTTTTGTTTCGGTAGAAGATGCAAGAGTAGAAGCGCGCGACTTCTGGAATCGAGGTGACAAAAGCGCGACAGTTTGGGTTGCTGATGTAGAAGTAAAAACGATGGGGGATATGAGAGCGGGTACGCAAGCCTTTATTGATGAATTACGCCGATTAGGTGCTAAGAAAGTCGGCTTATATGTCGGGCATCATATGTATGCACCTTTCGGCATGGCGAACGTAAAGAGTGACTTTGTATGGATTCCACGGTATGGCGGTAATAAGCCAGCATACCCTTGTGATATTTGGCAGTACACTGAAACGGGAAATGTACCTGGTATCGGTAAGTGTGATCTGAATTCACTTATAGGCAATAAGTCACTATCTTGGTTTACAGAATCGGCAACACAGGAATCTGTACAAGCGCCTACACAAAACATCATCCAATCAGGTGCTTTTTCACCGTATGAAACTCCTGACGTTACAGGGGCGTTAACATCCTTAAAAATGACTGCTAAATTCATCTTGAAACCTGATGGATTAACATACTTTATTTCAGATCCAACATCAGATGCTCAATTAAATGCAATGAAAGAATACCTTGACCGTAAGGGTTGGTGGTATGAAGTTAAATAAAACAAAAGAATAGTTTTATGAACAAAAATAAGAGCCGTCCTGTTGGGCGGCTTTTTTTATTGCTCAATTACTGTTGCACTAATTTTAGGCATTCCTGTTTTATCTTTTTCGTCGTAGGCGCCATAGATTGTTACTATTGATCCTTTAGATATTTTTAATCCGTTTTTAAGTGTCATTTCATTTTCGTTCGTTTGCACTCCACTTTGGACAATTTGAATAGTGTACATGCCTTTGCCGTCATTTTCGTTTGTACTTATGACAAATGAAGGTAATGCTGAAGACTTAAGTAATAAATCTACCGTTCCGGTAGCTTTAAGCCTTTTTCCTTTTTCGTATTGATCTCCATTTGCCTTAACAAAACTAACTTCTTCAGCATCTTGCTTTATCTTCTTATTTAACTCATCCTGAGATGTTAAATCTTTTTTAGTTTCTGGTTGAGATTTGACGTTCGTTTTTTCACTTGATTCACTTTGTTTAGAAGAATCACAAGCTGTTAGACCTAATAATAAGGTACTTCCAATGCAAATACTTATAAGTTTTTTATACATTTTCATTCTCCTCCTCTATCCAAATTTCTTCCATGTGCAATTTTAATTCCTTTGCAATTTTATAGGCTGTAAGAAAGGTAGGTAGCGTCGTGTTATTAACGAGTGAACTCATTGTAGTTTGACTAATTCCAATAAGTTTTGAAAATTCCTTTTGACGTATTTCTCTTTCAGCAAAAATAACACGAAGTTTACATTTTAATCGCACAATATCACCTCTTTAATTATATACAATTCGCATATGGAAATGTGTCCTCCTTTAATTTAATCAACGAACATTTAGAAAAGTTTAAATGGACAGGCAATATAACTCTTTCTAAGTCATATACCTATATCAAGACCACGAGGAATACCAAGTGGAACTAAGGACATCAAGAGGGGAGAGGATTACATGCGTTGGCAGTATAATCACTTGAATACAACACCATATCTTCACCCATCAAAGGAATTACGATCAATGTACAATGAATCAAAATCAAGAGCAGAGACGGAATCAATTTTAAATCACATGAAAAACCATGAAGTTTATGATCGAAAAGAATATAAAGGATATTTCAGTTTGTCGCAGGTATTAGAAGAAGATCTATATGGTGAGGAAGAAGATGTTTTAAACTGGGAAATTCTAATGGATTGTTATGATGTGGTCCTTACAAGAAAAGGTATTGCCTTTCGTGAAAAGGAAGAGGAGGAGTAATCATGACACTTGCAGGGGAAGCGGTAATTATTTGGACAGCAACAGGGTTGTCAGTAATTGCTATGAAGGCAGCAGAAAAAATGGGGAGAAGTGTTCCATATTGGCTTCCACGTGTAACCTTGTACACAACACTTACAGGCTCGTTTTTATACCTTCTACGTTATGTTCTAGTTGCATTTCTATGAAGGAATACAATGTGGAAGGTCAGGACAACAGGAAGGGGATAAGAAAAGGCCCGTCCTGTTATATTCCAAAAGAGTGCAATGATATCCTTATAGGATATCTAAGGGGGAAATGTTTATGTTGGAGTTACTAATAGTTCCTACAGCAGCATTAACATACGCATTAGTAAGTGATAAGTTCAAACGAAAAGATGATGATAAAAAGAAGATTCAAGTCTTTTTTGAGGTGAGTGGAATCGCAATTAAAAGAGAAGATAAGCTACATTATCCCAAGTTTCAAAATCAAGTTGATGATGATCGTAGCACAACATATGTTTACACATTACCTGTAGGTATGCCGAGTAAAATTATTCAGAAGGTCGAGGATGTTGTAAGTGAGGGATTAAATAAACCTGTTCGGATACATTATGATAACTATAAATTAAGTATTCGAGTATTTCATAAAGACATACCTAACAAGTGGGGATGGTCAAAAACATTAGTTGAACAAGGGAAATGGCTTGTACCTATAGGGCAAAGCCTAGAAGAAACAATTTATCATGATTTTGATAAAACACCACACATGACTTTAGGTGGTTTAACACGTATGGGGAAAACCGTATTTTTAAAGAATGTCATGACATCTCTTATTACAGCACAACCAGATCATACGCATTTATACATCGTAGATTTAAAAGGCGGTTTAGAATTCGGACCATATCAAAGTTTAAAACAAGTTGAGTCGATAGCAGAAAAGCCAATTCAAGCATTTCAAGTTTTAAATACCATTCTTGAGAAAATGGAAGAGAAAATGTTCTATATGAAGGAAAGACATTATACAAACGTTGTAGAAACAAATATAAAAGAACGTCATTTCATTATAGTTGATGAAGGGGCTGAACTTTGTCCTGATAAAAGTATGGGGAAAGAGCAGCAAAAATTATTAGTGGGTTGTCAGAGAATGCTTTCTTATATAGCAAGGATTGGTGGGGCACTTGGATTCAGGTTGATTTTTTGTACACAATATCCGACTGGAGATACATTACCGCGACAAGTTAAGCAAAATTCAGATGCGAAGCTAGGATTTAGATTGCCGACACAAACAGCTTCTCAAGTAGTTATAGATGAATGTGGATTAGAATCGATTAAAAGTATACCTGGACGCGCTTTGTTTAAAACGGATCGGTTAACAGAAATTCAAGTACCTTATATTTCTAATGAAATGATGTGGAATGTACTAAAACAATATGAGGTGGAGAAACATGCAAATACAAACACACATCAAATTGAATCGTCAGATGATGATTCTGACCTCGATTAGAAAGCTGAAATTCGCTACACGTAGGCATTTAATGGCTATACATGATTTAGGTGGTATAAGAAATGCAAACCGTGTATTAAAGGATTTAAGCGCATTTGTTAACAGCACCGTGTACAAAAAAGAATATGTATATTATTTAAATAAAAAAGGGCGCGCGCTATTCGATGATACAGAAAAAATAGTACCGACAATTCGATTAGCACACAGCCTTATGAGAAATGAAGCGTGGCTCTATCTGTTTTGTCCCGACGACTGGCAGATAGAAACACCTATACGTTATAAAATAGATGATAAAAAGAAGACAATTATTCCAGATGTAAAATTCCGAGATGAAGAAGGAATATTAAATGCTGTTGAAATAGATCGGACTCAGATGATGAATATAAACAGCGAAAAAATGAAAAGGTATGGTGAATTTACAACTTACTACAAAAATAAATATAAGGGTAAAATACCAATCGTTCATTTTTTTACCGTAACAGAATATAGACAACAAGCTTTAGAACAATTTGCAATGAAGAATGGGGTTTATGCGAAAGTGTATGTTGTCCCGGAGTTTCAATAAAAAAAGTGCTAACAAGTTTGCAAACGAACTTGCTAACACCTATACAAAATAGATATAAAATATCGCTGATATATCCTTAAAAAATTCATTAATAATTATCCACTTATAATGAATAATGAGTTATTATAATACAAGAAACAAAATATAACGTTTTATAATATTATATTTTAAGGAGAACAACTTATGAAGTGGAAAAAGAGCCATTTAATGGTAATGGCACTTGTTATATCTTTATTATTAACAGCTTGTAATAATAAGGAAAATAAAAGTGATGCAGAGTCAAAAAAACAAGTATTAAATGTAACAGTATCAGAAGAGATTCCTTCTCTTGATACCGCGAAAACGATGGATGGTACGTCAGCGCACGTTATGCAAAACATATTTGAAGGGTTGTATGTATTAGATGATCAAGATCAGCCTATTCCAGCGGTAGCAAAATCGTTTAAAAGAAGTGAAGATGGTAAAAAATATACATTTGATTTGCGTAAAGATGCAAAATGGTCAAATGGTGACAATGTGACAGCTCATGATTTTATGTTTGCGTGGAAACGTGCAATTGCTCCTGAAACAGCGTCTCAATATGCGTCCATGCTCTTTTATGTGAAAAATGCGAAAGAGATTAATAAGGGGATGATGTCTCTTGATGAACTTGGGGTTACGGTTATAAATGATTATAAGTTAGAGGTGGAACTAGAACAGCCAATTCCTTATTTTTTACAGTTGTTAGCACTACCTATATACCTACCACAGCATGAATCATTTTTGAAAGAACAAGGAAAGAACTATGCATTGGAACCTAGTAATCTCCTATATAACGGTCCATTTATATTAGAGAAATGGAAGCATGAACAAGAGTTTCAATTAAAGAAGAATGCTACCTATTGGGATCAAAAGAAAGTGAAATTAGATGAAATAAACTTTCAAATTGTAAAGGATACAATGACGGCTGTTAATTTATACGAAGCTGGTAATTTGGATAGGGTACCTATTAATTCTCAATTTGTAGACAAGTATAAAGGGAATAAGGAATTACATATGTCGAGTGATTCTGGAATTGCTATGCTACGTTTTAATGAAAAAAATAATGCATTAGCAAATAAAAAGGTACGTCAATCTATTTCATTAGCGTTAAATAAAGAGGACTTCGTTGCTCACTTTATTAATAACGGAGCAAAACCTGCCAGTGGATTAGTACCAGCTGGTCATATAAATGAAGAGACTGGTAAAGATTTTAGAAAAGAAAACGGAAATCTTTCTTCATATGATTTGCAAAATGCGAAAAAGATTTGGAAAGAAGCGAAAAAAGAGCTTGGGGTAGAACAAGTAAACCTCGAGTTATTAACGTTTGAACAAGATAATGCAAAACGTATGGCAGAATATATAAAAGGTGATTTAGAAAAGAATTTACAAGGACTAACGATACAAATTAAACAACAGCCATTTAAGCAAAAATTACAGTTAGAACAAACAGGTGATTACGATATAACTATGGCAAATTGGGGACCTGACTATAAAGACCCAATTAGTTATTTAGAATTATTTACGACAGGTAATCCGAATAATAAAATGAATTACTCTAATTCTCGTTATGATGAATTAATAAAGAAAGCGAAAACTGATTTTGTACTAGAACCAGAGAAACGATGGGAAGCATTGCTAGAAGCTGAGCAGGTATTATTAGAAGATGCAGCTGTAGCGCCGCTGTATCATATTGGTTCAGCTTATGTACAAAAGGATTACGTAAAGGGAATTGAAAAGCATCAATTCGGTGGTGTTTATACTTATAAAAATGCTTATATCGCTAATAAATAAATACAAAAAACCTTACTTATTAAAAGTAAGGTTTTTTTACAGAGGACAGGGAAATCCTTTGGTGGTGTACCAAACATATAAAGAAGATAAATGCAAAATTGTAGTCACGCATTCATAAGAAGTTGCAACAAATAAGATTGAGCAATTTATTTAAGTAAAAAAAGAATAGAAATATAGCATACATGGAATAAGGGAATGCAGTACAAATCAGCATACAAGCATTCTCTTGTTGTAACTATGTTTGTTTTTAATTATATATAAAAAATATTAGATTATATATTTTGTCCTTGGTATACTTAAGAGGTAATTTGGAGTATTAAGATGAATTGATAGAGAAGTTTGTTTGTAATTATTTGAGTATTATAAAAAGGATGGGAGCTTAAGTGTTCGATTGGAACGGGGCTTTTTCTATATGAATTAATGGGTATGTATAATACTTGGAGGGATATTAATTTGGGGATATCGGTGATTTGGTTTAGAAGTTAATGTTAAGGAATAAAGGGGAAAATTAGTATGAATAAGAAAGTGAAAAATTTAAAATATTTTATGGTTATATTAGCTTGCATTGCAATTTTTGTAACAGTTTTACCTAATGCATTAGATCCAAATGAATCATTAGCAGGGAAAATTTCAATTGCAACTTTCGGTACAATTGGAGCTTGTTTACTATTCTCTATTATGTATTTTATTGTAAAAAAAGCTATTTTAAGAGGTGGGAAATAAGGTGGGACAAAATTTAGAGTTAGAATTACTTCCAATAGGTTCTGTTGTAATGTTTAAAGATTGGGAACATCCATTAATGGTTTAAGGAAGAAGACAGATGGATTCTGAAACAAAAAACATGGGATTATTTATGTTGTTATTTCCCTCATGGTAATATTTCTTCGGAGTACAATTTCTTTTTGAATCATGAAGATATCTCTAGTGTGTTACATCTTGGTTTTATTAATGAAACAGAAGTAGAGTTTCAAAAATTATTTAAAAAAGAAATTGAAGAAAAGCAGTGATTCTTTTTAGGTGTTGGTGTTTTTGAAATAGTTAAAGAATGAATCTTAATTCACATATACATAAAAAAGGGGAATTTCTATGAAATCATTACGTTTATTTATGATTCTCACTCTTGTTGTATTGTTAAGCGCGTGCAATACAGCAACACAAGTTACAAAGGTTCAAAAAAATGGGGAAACGACTTTAAAAATTGGTTCTCTGCAAGGGTATTACGATGTACAAACGCTTAAAGCTGAAAAAGGAAATGTGGAAATCCCTTATGAAGCAGCTGTTGAAGAAGGTACGATTTTATTACAAGTTACAAAAGATGATAAGGTTATTTATGAAGAAGAAATCACTTCTCAAAAAGAAGGTTTGCTTTCTTTTGAAGCTCCAAAATCCGGATCATATGATTTAATTGTACGCGTGAAGGGTGAAAAAGAGAAAGCGAAAGAAATTCAAATACATACTAAGCTATGA